TCAAGCTAAACCTTTACGACCTTATAATACTAGATTACCTATTGTAGGTGAGATTGTTCCTTTAGTTAAAGCATCTGCTGTTGGTATTACAACCAAAAAAGGACAATTTGATAATACTCTTAAATATGATGACCCTATTGGTTTTTGGGATAATATAAACGATAACCGTGCATTTGAAACAACACCTGTTGAAAATACAGGAACAGATGTTAATGGATTATCTATTACTGATATAAAGAAAAATCAAATTGGTATATAATGAGTGATAAGTATTTAGACGCTCAATATTTTAGACAAGTATCTGAGGGTAATGTAGCTGTAGAAGGACGTTCATCAAATGCTGTTATTTTAGATAATGATGGAAATACATACCTTGTATCTGGTATGAATGATAGTGAAAAACAAGAATTACAAAAACAAAACTATCAAGGTACAATTAATATAAACGGAAATAATAGTTCATATATAGCTATTAAAACTAAAGATGAGAATCCTAAACAAGAACCTATTGTTTTAGGTAGTACAAACTATCAAACATTTGATGAAAAATTAAATCAAGACAAAGATCCTAACTTAATAACTCAACCTAATCCTTCTTTAACACCACAACCTTCTCCTACCCCTTTACCTAACCAAGAAACACCTATACCAACTCCTACACCTACACCTATAATTAGTACAGAACTAGAAGAAGAAGAAATGGAAATTGAGTTTTTACCTGAAAGAGAAGACCAACAAGAATTTAATCAATTATTTGATGTTGCTCCTATTATTGGTATTGTAACAGCAGGTGTTAGTTTCAATGGAGTTGAAATAAAAAATGGTAAATCTTATAGCATAACAACAAAATCACTTAAACTATCAGGTAATGCTAAACAAAAAATAAAAAAGTTTTTTGATTTATATAAAACTGAGACTTTAGATTCTTCTGATAATGATTATGTTTTTCCTGAAGTAACAATGGCTCAGGCTATTTTAGAAAGCGGATATGGTAACTCTGTTATCAATACAGGAAATTTCTTTGGTATAACACGAGGAGGATGGAAAGGTGATTATGGAATATACAAAACTAGAGAAGGTAATGCTAATACTCGTGTAAATACTAGTATTGGTGAAGAAAATTTACGTGAATCAGCAGGTAATGGACTATGGTGGTATAAACGTGCTTTTAGACATTATAAAACAGTAGCTGAAGGATTTAAAGATCATAATAAAATATTAAAAAATCCAACTTACTATAAAGGATATGATGAACAAGGTACTCCTGAAAAACAAGTAGATGTGATAGCACCTTCATATGCTACTGGAGCTGATTACGCTGCTAAAGTAAATGGTGTTATAGCTGAATTAAAACCATTATTTGCAGGTACTTATAATGTAGTTCAAGAAGGTAAAAAATATAAAATAATAGTTAATCGATGATAGATCCTTCAAAATACACCGGTGAAAAAATAGAATTATCTTCTGGGCAGTTATTATTTAATGCTCGCTCAGAAAATATATTTCTTAATAGTGCTAAGTATATCAGCTTAAGCGTTGGTGAAAGTATTCATTTTGATATTGGTCCTGAAGGTGAAGATAGCGAGAATAATAAATTTTTAGTTAACGCTCCTAGAATTGAATTTAAACTTGTAGGTAAAGGTAGAGAATTAACTCCTGTAGTTCGTTCAAAAGAAATGATTGAAATAATAAATAATCTAATAATAGCTATAAATGATTATAGTACTTTTGTAACATCTGCTTCTCGTATACCCCCTATAGCTAGTACAGGTGCAGAAATGCTAAGTGGAGCTTTACAAAATATACAAGACCAACTTGACAATATTAAATCAGACTTAACCTACACTCAGTAATGAATAATATATCTAATTTTGCAAGTCAAGCAGATAAACTTAAAGGGTTAGCTAATTCTAATCCTATAAGCGGAATAGCAAATACCGCTAAGAATGCTCAAGATGCTGCTAAAAAAGTTCAAGGTCAAGTTGATGATTTAAAAAAACAAGCAACTGAAAAAATTGATTACCTAAAAAAACAATCAGTAGGAAGCGCTGCTTCAACAGCGTTATCTGTTTTATTTCTTCCTATACTAAAGAAAATTATTAAAGGATTATTTAGTGCTGAGAAAATAAAAAATAAATTAATTGCCGCTGTAATAAATCAGTTAAAGAAAAAAGGTAAAGTAGAAATACAAGGTAAAAAAATTATCTTTACTCCTATTAAAGATGACCCATCATATCAAGCATTCGCTGATAATTTTAATAATAAAGTTACTAGTTTACAAAATACATTAACTGTAATACAAGAAGCTATTAAAGCGTTAGATAAAGTAATTACAACTATTAACACTGCTTTAACTGCTTTAAAAGTAGGTATTCAAGCCGCTAAAATAATTATACAAGCTCGTTTAGTAAAAATAGCCGCTGAATTAGCAGCTTCTACTCCTGGTGGTGTTAAACCTACAGCAGGTGTTGACTTAACTACAATTATAGTTCAGCTAGATAAAATAAAAGAACTTGAGAAAAAAGTAGATGATTATCAAGCTATTGTAAGCGCATTAGCCGTGATTGTAACTTTATTTAAAACTAAATTACAAGCTATATTAGATGCTATAAATGGTTTAGCTATAGTAATTAATAGTAATAAAAATCAAATTAATAACCCACAACTTAATAATAACCTAACAGATAAATTAAGTACGTTACAGGGTAATGTTGGTACTAATAATATAACTGAAACATATCTCAATTACTATTTAACAATAGAGAGATTAGCCAATGAAAGTTATCAAGCAGTAGCTACTGAGCAAGTATCAGGAATGAAAATAGCTCAAACAGCTCCTACTAAATTCGTTAAACCTGATGCGTTATTTAATGAACTTAAACAAATACTTAACACATAGAAATATTTATAGACATGAAAGCCGATTCATTTATCAAAGTTTTACGTAAAATCATACGTGAAGAATTACGAAATGTAATTAAGGAGGAGATTGGTTTGCTTAGTGAAGCAATAGAGTTAAAGGAAACTGTTAAAGAATCCAAAACTCCCGCTAAACCTAACGTAGCAAGTACAACACTTAAATCAATTCTTCCAAGTAAAAACACACCTTCTAAACAGATTGTACCTGGAGGTAACCCATTAGCTGATCTAATCAACGAAACATACCAAAGTAGTGATTGGAGATCTGTAGCTAATATGAATTCATCTATGGCTCCTAATTTTGGACCTATGGGAGGTGCTGAACCAATAGTAGTAGAAAGTGTTGATCAAATGTTAGCATCTGCTCGCCCTGCAGGTGATGTTACCCATGTACAGATAGATGCTGTACCTGACTTTAGTGCTTTAATGGGTAAATTAAAAGAAAAAGGTAGTATATAATGCTAAATAATCGCCCTATATTCAACTTTAACCCGCAAGATCTCGGCCAAAAACGAGGAATCGGTATAAGCGTGTTATTTAATACTAACGAGGTTTTTACCCAAACTTTTACCACTAAAGAACAAGTTAAAGCCAACTTAATTAATTACATACTAACTAATAAAGGCGAACGTTTTTTTGATCCATCATTTGGTGGTGATTTAAAAGCTATGATCTTTGAACAAGACTCAGCGTTTGATAGTGTTAGTGCTAGGTTAGAAAATGAAATATACAATTATGTACCTAACATTATCATTAATTCAATAGATCTAAAAAAATACTCAGACCAAAATTTAATTAATATAGCTATTAATTATTCTGTTAATAACCAACAAGACCAATTAAGTATAAACCTTACCCAATAATGTCTCAAGATATAAAATATTACAATAAAGACTTTAGTTCTCTTAAACAGTCATTAATTGATTATGCTAGGACATATTTCCAAAATAGCTACATGGACTTTAGTCCATCTGCTCCTGGTAATATGTTTATTGAAATGTCTGCTTATGTAGGTGATATTTTATCATTTTACACAGATACTCAATTACAAGAAACTTTATTATTATACGCTCAAGAAAGAAAAAACATAATCGCTTTAGCTTATGCTTTAGGTTATAGACCTAAAATAACAAACGTAGCTAGTGTTGACTTAGATGTTTATCAATTAGTTCCTTCTAATGCTAGTAATAATTTCTTACCTGATTATAGATACGCTGTTAGAGTGAATTCAAATGCGGTTGTTAAATCTGTATCTAATCCTGACATTACCTTTTTGACTCAAGACTTAGTTGATTTTGCTAATTCATCTTCTTTTGATCCCACTTCAGCTACAATATATCAATATTATACTAGTGGTCCTAATAATGGTAAACCATCATTTTACTTATTAAATAAAAAAGTAGAAGCTATTTCTGCTACTATAAACATAAAAGAATTTACTTTTGGAACACCTGAACAGTTTCCTAAAGCTATTGTTAATGATACTGATATAATTAGTATTTTAAATGTTGTAGATAGTGATGGTAATACTTGGTATGAAGTACCTTATTTAGCTCAAGATACAGTTTATGATGAAAAATATAATGTTAAAATAAATGAGCCTAACTATGCTAGTCAAAACAATGATGCTCCCTTTGTTTTACGTTTAAAAAAAGTTCCAAGACGTTTTATCTCTCGCTTTGATGATGATAATAATCTAGAACTATCATTTGGTTCTGGTGTTACTTCAACTCCAGATGAAGTTATACTCCCAAATCCTAATAATGTAGGAATGGGAATAGTTGATGGTATATCTAAGTTAAATTTAGCTTATGACCCATCAAACTTCTTATATACAAATGAATATGGTATTGCTCCTTCAAACACTACTCTCACAGTTAATTATTTAACAGGTGGTGGTTCTGAAGCTAATTTACCTATTGATGATATTAATTTAAATGTTACTGTTGATACATTTATAAACAGCTATAATTTAGATCCTTCTATGGTAACTACAGTTACTGACTCAGTTAGATTTAATAATAGTGTAGCTGCTTCAGGTGGTGGACCTGGTGAGTCAACAGAACAAATTCGTTTACAAGCATTAGCTAATTTCCCAACTCAAAATAGAAATGTCACTAAAGAAGACTACTTAGTTAGAACATTATCACTTCCTTCTAAATTTGGTTATATAAGTAAAGCTTATGTGACTCAAGATTATTTAGTAGCATTAGACACAGACAAACAAAACTTTGTAACTAATAACCCATTAGCTATTTCAGTATATATTTTGTCTGCTGATATAAATGGTAACATGGCTAGAACTGCTGATGTTGTAAAACAAAACTTAAAAACATACTTAGCATATAATAAAATGGCAAGTGATGCTGTTTTAATTAAAGATGCGTATTTTGTTAATATTAAAGTTAACTTTGATATTTCTGTATTACCTGCTTATAATGCTCAAGAAGTATTAGCTAATTGTATTAATGTATTAAAAGATTACTTTAGCATATCTAAATGGCAAATTAACCAACCTATTATATACTCAGAAATTTATAACTTAATCGCTTCTGTTAAAGGAGTACAATCAGTTATTAATGTTGATTTAGTTAATTTAGCAGGCGGTAACTATTCAGATTATGCATATGATTTAAAAGGTGCTACTAAAGCAGGAGTGGTGTATCCATCACTTGATCCTTGTGTTTTTGAAGTTAGATTCCCAGATCAAGATATTTATGGACGTATTGTGACGTACTAAAAATTAAATTATGAATCTAGAAAAATTAAAAGGACATGTTCCTGACAAAGTAATTGGACAAATTCCAGGAGTAATGGAAAAGTTCCAAATCAACACTCCGCTGCGTTTAGCACACTTTTTAGCCCAATGTGGTCATGAATCAGGTGGATTTAGACTAACAAAAGAAAACTTAAACTACAGCGCTAAAGGTTTAACAGGTACATTTAAAAAATATTTCCCAACTGAAGCATCAGCTGCTGCTTATGCAAGACAACCTGAAAAAATTGCCAATAAAGTATATGGTAATAGAATGGGTAATGGTCCTGAAGCTAGTGGTGATGGTGCTAAGTTCTGTGGCCGTGGTTATATCCAATTAACTGGTAAAGATAATTACACAGCATTTGGTAAATCTATTAATGAAGACTTAACAAAAGACCCAACATCAGTAGCAGACAAATATGCTTTACTATCAGCTGCTTGGTTCTTTAATAAGAATGGTTTACATAAAATGG